AGTGACTGTGGAACTACCGACCGTGCCAGCACCGGACGCCTGGGTTGGTGCCACGGCATTGGTGACAGTCTTGGCCGCATAGCAAGCGCCAAACTCAGTGTGCAACGCTGTACGAGCCTTGCAATACCGGAACACGCGCCCATCGGCTGTGACCATCTTGGTGCCCAGCGGATAGTTTTGCGTGAGCGATTGCGCCCGCGTACCCTGCACGATACCGCCGGGGGTCACATCGCCATAAATGGTGCTTGAGAACTGTGCTACGCTTTCAGTCAGCCACGCGCGCACCCGCGCGCCGTCGCCCGGAATCACGGGAGAGACCATTTCTCCCATCACAAAGCCAACAAAGTTGCTGCCGGCCGTGGTGGTCAGACAGCCAGTGCCAGCCAGCGCGGTGATCACGCTGCCGGTCGTGTCAACCGGGGAGCCGGTGGCGTTCCAGTAAACCGCCGTGAAGGCCGTCGCGGCAAAGGCGGCGGCATCGCAAAGCCAGTCATACCAGCCGTGGCCGATGGCCAGCGAGCCGGTGTTCGGGCCATCATTCGAGTTCAGCGCGCGAATGGAGTCAATGAAGACCTGGACCTTGCCATTGGCGACAAGCACCGTGCCGGCAAAGATGTCGCTTGCGCCGGTATTGGTGTAGGGGACCGAGATCGGCTTGGGGCCGGCGGGGTCAAAACGTGCCTGGGGGATGAACATTTTTTCGTTTCCTTTCGTGTTTTGAATTTCAATCTCAAGGTGTTTCTACCGGCCCCGCCAATCGGGGCCGGTCAGCATTTCAGAGGTTTGTTTACGCCTGGCCTTTGTTGTAGACGGCCGAGCGGAAATCGTGTGGCGCGATGCCAAAGTCATAGTAGCAGCGCATGTGTATTCCGAGGGTGGTGAACGGCGCTTCGCCGCGTTCGATGATTGGGGTTCGTTGCCGCGCAGATAACCGATCTGCAACGGAGCAAAGCCGCTTGACGGGTTGCCCAGCAATATCCACTCAGTGTTGTTGCCGCTGGCATTAAGCGCGGTGGCCATGTATGCGGAAATGCAAGGACTGACTTGACCCGCATAGATGTTCGGGTTGGGGAACTTTTGAGCCGTGCCGGTTCCGCCCAAGGGCGCCATCACAATAGTTTGCCCCTTGTTGGTTGTCATAATCGCTTCGCGGAGCGCGGGAGCGGCCAGGATGCGGTCGGGCACGATGTTGATGGGCCGGCCATTGGCGTCAGTCTGTTCCATGAACGCCTTGATCGCCGCGGTGATCGCCGATATGGGCGCGGTCAACAACGAGGAACCCGTGCCGCTGAGATAATTCTTCAACGTGGTGCTGAAGAAGTTGACATTGTTAGCCGTTGCGCCCGGAGGGGCCGTGTTGTACTGCACAGTTCCGGCGATCAACTGATAGAGCAGGATGAACACCTGTTCTTCGCGTGTCAGCGCAGCTTCGCGGCCAAGAACCTTCGGCTGGTCGGTCAGGGCGCCCATGTCGTCGTTCAAGATCAACTGGCGGGTGATGGTGATGAGCGCGCCCCAGGTCTTCAACTGATTCTGGTAGCTCTCATCCTGCACGCCCATTGACTTGATTTCACCGGCTTCGTTCACCAACTGCATCCGTCCGCTGCCGGTCATCCGGTAGCTCTTGAATGGCTTGAAGTCATTGGTGTCGCGCTGCCAGCAGATGTTCTCCACCTGGCTCGGCTGTTCGTCGTACTGTTGCAGCATCATCTTGTTGAGCATGTTTTCGGTGATGCCCAGCAGGGTCACGGTCGAGAAGCCATCGGCTGAAATGTCCATGCCAGCCGAAATGTCCATTTCGCGGCGGGCTTCCAGGGCAAAGACCTTTTTCACATCGCTATCCTGCAACGGGCCGGAGCGCAGGCGCAGGTCGTGAACGTTGGCCGCCACCCAGGAAACCAAACCTTGCAGACCCATTCCGCGAAACTCACGCGAAGCGGCGATGTTGCCAGCCTGTTCGGGGAGTGGTTTGCGGTTGCGATCCGTGAGGGCGATCTTTTCCGGCACGCCGGCGGAGAGACAAACCGAAGCCGCAATGATGTCGGCGGCCTGGGCGTCCCTGGTCAAACCTGTCCCGCCAGCTTGAATGTTGAAGGAATGGCCGGCGGCGTCGCTGCCAACCACGGGGCCGCGGGAGGCGCGCAACGCAATGAGTTCCGCGTCTTTGGCGGCGTCCACAGCCTTGACGCCGGTCGAAATCGCGTTTTCGCGCGCTTCAATCAGGGCCTTGGTTGTTTTTTCGTCCTTGGCATATACCGCAATGTGCTGCGCAAAGGCGGTGTTGATGGCGTTGATGCGGTTGCTTTCGGCGCGGATTTCATTCACGCCATTGGTGGCGGACGCGGCGATGTCCAGAACGGGAGCGGCGGCGGCAGCTTTGCAGGCTTTGCCGTCCTTCTTGTCTTCCTTCTTCTCATCCTTGCCGTCCTCATCTTCGGCGTCGTAATCCTTGCTGGCCGCGTAACACGATTTAATCACGCTGGCGTTCTTCCCTTGAAGGTCGTCGTCTGAGAAACCCGCCGCCTTCGCCCATGCCTTGAACTTGACTTTCATGTCTGTTCCTTTCCCGCCAGATTTGGCGGCGATAACGGCGGAAGTTGCATCATCCGCGCCGAGTGCCACAAACGAAATTTCGCCCAAAACACTTTTGCGGGCGATAGTGAGCGGGCCGCTCACAGTTCGTCCGTTTACTTCCGCCTTCTCTCCGGCGGGCAACCATTCGGCATCCATGATGTTTGCCCCGATGGACGCCTGCCACGGAAACTTGTTTTTGCTGCTTTCGACCACTTCCATCGAGTGCTGAGTGAACGGATTGCTCACCACGCCAGAAGCCGTCAGGATGCCGCCGGTCGCGTTGATGCTTTCAGTGTGCCCCACCACCTTTGTCGGGTCATGGTCTTTGAGCGCGGGCCGGTTGCGGTCAATGCCTTCCATGCCAGCCAGGTCCACGATGATCGGCTTGGTGTAGTCAATGTCCTTGCGCTGGCCCGAAAGCATCATCGGCACGCCCGTATAGGCAACCATACTAAAGCGGTGCAGCGGGGGGCTTCCAGCAAGCTCGCCGGCGGATGCCTTGATCTCCACGGGCTGTCCGCTGCACAGGTAGAGGTCGCATTTGCCGCTTGCGGTCGCGCGGTCCTTATCCTTGGCTTGCGCCGCTTCTAGGCATTCGCGGGCAGCGTCCTCAATGGCGCCATCATGGTTCGAGGCCGCGCGGGATATGATTGCCCGCAAGGCCGCGAGATTCAGCTTGCCGTCTTTGCCGTAAGGATAGGCATAGTGCGCTTTGGTGTGGTGATCCTCGGACGTGTCCAGGCCGAAGAACCACTGGGAAAATTCCGACCAATTCTCTTTTCCCTTTTCGCCCAGCAGCGCATTGCTGTCTTCCGCCGTGAAGGTCCACGGCTTGTCAACGTACATGCCGTCCTTGACCATGACCTTGGCGTGTTCAAAGGCGCGGCGGTTGAGATCGTGGTGGCCCATTAGTCAATTTCCTCATCTTCGGTGCGGCTTTTATCAGCAGACTGCTTGCCTTTCGGCTTATCCGGCGAGGCCGCCACCGGCGCCACGTTGCCGCGCCGAGTCAACATGCCCTGGAACAAGCCATCCCGGTATTCTTCGATGCTGACGCCGTAATCAGCCGCCGCCTTTTCGTCTTGTTCGTCCAGGTCCAGGGAAAGGTCAGCCGCCTCCTGCCGTCTGCTGGTAACACCAGAGTCAATGCGCGTCTGCGCCGCCGCGGCAACCTTCCCCGGATCGGCATGGTCGTTCACCCGGTCCCACGTCCAGGCATGAGCCAGCGTGGCCGGATCATCCGGGAAGCCTTTGACAATACCCATGAGCGCCAATTCGCGTATGAACTGCGGCCAGATGCGGGTGTTCATGAGCCGATTGTACCGCTTGCGCTCCGAGCGAATGCGCTTGCCAAAGGGCTGCATCGCCACGTAGGCGCTCGACATGTTGGCCTGCCGCGCGTCCAGGGAGACAATGAACATCGGCATTCCAACGGCCCGGCCAATGGCACCCAATTCGATGTTGACCAACGTGTCATAGTTCGAGCCGGGTTGCTCGGGGTGCATCATCGCGGCTTTCGTGCCGGCGGGCAGGCGGTTCATGGCGCCGTATTCCATCTCCCAAGTCGCGTCTAACAAGTCGGTCGGATAGACCGGCGAGCCATCGGGATTCGTGACCCCTTCAATGGGCACGGGTTCGGCCAAGGCGGGGGTCTCGACTGTGATACCCCACTTGGCTGAGTTCTCAGCGGTCAGGACGGTGGCCAGGCCCAGCCGCCGGAGATTGGCGAGATTAGGCAGGCAGGGCAGCAGATTGGGCAGGCCGCGTTGTTGACCGGGACGGATGCGCCGGTAATCGTGGATGACGTTGGCGGCCGGCCAGGGGTCAAACACGTAACCCAGGATCACGAACGCTCCGAAAGCCCCGGGATGCTGGCGCAGCACGTGATAGATTCGCGGACGACCCCACGGATCAAGCACCACGCCATCAAAGTATTGGTCGGGGTATTCCGCCGGATACATGCCAAACAGCGGAGACGAGACCTGATCGGCCTCGATGTCGAACACGTCCAGCTTGATCGGGCTTTCCAGGCCGGGGTTGTGCCGCAGCAGCGAGAAGCCCTCGCCGTTGTAGCACGTGGCCGCGCATGAACCATGCAGGCGGTCGCTCAGGGCGACTTCCTCGGCCCATTCGGAGTAAATCGCCTCTACGGCGTCATTGAACTTGCGGTTCTTGGTGAGGATTTGCAGCTTGGGGCCGGTGCCGATCACGTAATCGGCGTAAGTGTCGCAAACGCCCATCATAAGCGGGTTGTTGTGGTATTCGTACCGGCACATCATCCTGAGTTTTCTCCGCACCATCCAGGATGCCATTGCGTCCACGGACATGGCATCCATAAGCGCAAAGTGGCCGGCGTTGAGCGGCGTGGTGAACTGGCTATCGAGCCGGGCCTGAACGTCGTGTGGGCGGCGCCCTGAACGGAAAGAAGTTGCGGCCTGCGTGGTTGTGTTCAGCGATGCGTGGCGATGAGTCTGAGACC